ATCAACCCCAATGCTGAATGGTCCATCACCGAGTCAACAAGGGACATGATACGAGGCGACGTTAATACAGCGATTGAAGAGGGATGGAGTAACCAGAAACTGAGAGATGCTCTTGTGGAAAACCAAGGCTTTTCGGAAGAACGCGCCATGATGATAGCCCGCACAGAAACAGCATTTGCAGACACGCAGGGGAACAAGGCCGCGTATCTCGAGGCGAAAGACGCAGGGTTGGACGTGAAATGGCGGTGGATGACGGCAGGTGATGATCTGGTTTCTGAAGAGTGTGAGATGAACGATGGAGAGGTACGGGAGATAGGCGAAGAGTTCCCAAGCGGCGCGACTGAGTGCCCGCAACATCCAAATTGCCGTTGTGTTTTGGCCCCTGCGGTTGAGGATAACCCGCAAGACGCGGAAGATACTTCAGTGCCTGACGACAAAGAATACGGAAGTGATTCGCTGCCAGACAATGAGGATGCAAACAGTGGAGATGACGCTGGAGAAGATGAAGAAAAATCGGGAACAGAAGATATTATTCGTGCGTTAGAGGCTGATATAGCGGCAAATGATTTTGAAACGGCTATATTTGTTGATAACGACGGGGTTGAAGTATTCAGAAAAAAAGGTAATGCAAAGTCAGTCTCATTCACGCGAGAAGAATGTGAGATGGTGGCAGGCAATATCATGACACACAACCACCCGTCGGGAACGTCTTTTTCCGAAGAAGATATAAGATTCCTTAAATCATGGGGGGCAACATCATTAAGAGCGACCAGCACGGATTATTTGCATGAAATGTCATTAACTGAGCAAGGGTTAAGCGCATCAAAAAAAGATTTTGACGCCGCGTTGACTACCTCACAAAAGAAGACAAAGAAAGAATTAACAGCTAAATTAAACTCAGGAGAGATAACTTATCAGGAAGCCGATGCTATACACGCGCACCTTAGAGTGGAACGTTTCGCTGATATGGGCTATATAAACTATAACAGAATAGACCTATGATAACCCTGGACAAAGAATTTGAAATCCCTCAATACAGCAAGATATGCACCTTTTGCAAGCACAACGACGCAGAAGAAGACCGCAAATGCGAAGCTTTCCCAAAAGGCATACCAATGGAAATATGGACGGGAGAAAACGATCACAAAAAGCCGTACAAAGGCGACCATGGCATCCAGTTCGAAAAACTTAATGACGAGAAGTAATGGTCGCGATTCAGGGGAATGGCCTTTTTAATTTCAATCAAGGAGCTGATAATGTTTTTCGCGATCATGTGTATTCTGATCTACATGCTTCCCGCGATAATTGCAGGGGCAAGAAGCCATAAGAGTTACGGTAGTGTTGCCGTTGTGAATATTTTCCTTGGTTGGACGTTTATAGGGTGGATTGCGGCTTTGTCGATGGCGTTTTCAAGCAATACAGCAAAGGATGGTGAGTGATGGATAAAACTTCAGAGAGTAGTGGAATGGTTCATTTCGAAGATGACGGCTCAGTAGGGGTAGTGTGGTTTAGTGTAAAAGGAGTTGTACTTGGATTTATACCGTCAGGTTTTATCAGCGAAGAAGAAATATTGCCATAGTGAGAAGATTACAACAAAGGACGGTGAGCGATGGGTACTTGGATATGTGTTGATAAAGTCGGGCAAGAGCTTTTGTTCAACAAAATGCCTGTGCGTATAGAGTTTAGCTTAAGTTTTTCATCATCTTTGACTTACTCACTTGAGACGTGGTATGTTGATAGTGTAGATGGGAAATTTGGAAAACATGAAGCGGGCGTAGCAAGTTTTTTACCAAAAGGATCAATCATCAAACTGATTGGCAGGAATCTAACATATAAGGATGATCCGGTTGAACTAACGACTTAAATGGAGGTCATGATGGATACTGATATGATATACCTCCTACAGGCGATAGATGAGTTGGTTGGTAGCTCGACCGAACCAGAGCGACTCAGGAGGATCCGGTGGATAGCACTAAAAGCGGGCTTGACTTTGCCAAGAGTAAACTATTTTACCGATTGGCAGATGGTATTTGAAGGTCATGCTTTGGAGACATACCAAATACTGCAGAAAAACTTCGATCACGACAAAAAGACGCAGGAGAAAGAGCTCTTTGATATGTGTTACAGCGTGGGGATCTGCCCATGAAAATGGTAAAGCGGGGAACAACGCATTGAGTGCACCTTTTGCGCCCCTGACACAACGGGCGTCCCTCCCGTGATTATAGCTCCCGTAAATGGGGGCTTTTTTATTGCCCAAAATTACCCCGCAGAAATAAATATCCTCAACAGAAAAATCACCCTTCTTTGTGCGCCGGAATTTTCAATAGCCTACCACTACACAGTACCAATTAAAGCGGCTATTAAAATTCAGATAATCACTTATGAAACTTTACGGAGAGATCAGCAAAACTGAGGAACAGGCAGACGGAACGCTGAAGATATGGGGTATTGCGTCGAGCGCAACCGTAGACTCTGACGGCGAGATCGTGACAGCGGAAGCGATGAAAGCCGCGTTGCCAGATTATATGAAGTGGGGCGCAGTCAGGGAGATGCACAAGAGGGATTCAGCCGCAGGAACTACGACAGAAATCAGCGTAGACGACGAAGGGCGCACAAACTTCAGCGCGGTCATTGCTGATGACTCCGCGATCAAAAAGCTCAAGGCTAACGTTTATAAGGGCGTTTCTATCGGCGGCAAAGTTACCAGCCGTGACGATTTAAACAAAAATATTATTACAGGGCTCCGCCTAATTGAACTATCGCTTGTTGATAGACCAGCCAATCCTGAAGCGACGATTACGATTGTAAAAATCGATAACGACGAAGATCACGACCTCAAGAAATACGCAGGAGAGCAGATTTCTGACGCATCAGCAGCCCTTGATGCACTCGGAGCTGTCTTTTATCTCTACAGCAAAGAGGTGTCAGAGACCGCAGAGAATCCTGATCAGGTTGAAGCTTTGAAATCCGTGATAGATAATCTCAAGGCATTTATTGCGTCTGAGATCAAAGAGCCGGACAATAGCGCAGATTCCAGCCTTATCGCCTACGCCGCTACTACCGACGACCTCAACAAATCAGGTGCAGAGATCAGCGCGAAGAACAAAGAAAAAATGCAGCAGATACACGACCATGCCGTAAGTATGGGTGCGTCGTGCTCATCGGCAGCGAAAGCTGAAGGAGCCGAAGACTTGCTGAAGATGCAGAGCGAAAACCACGACCTGAAGAAGCAGTTCCAAGACCTTGACACTAAATACGCAGACCTCAAGAAATCCCTTCACGACACAACGCTGGAACTCGAGCTCATCAAGGCAGAACCAGCTCCGGCAAAAATGTCGCTCAACGACAAGGGCGTTACGGTTACAAAAACCGAAGATGGCGGAGCAGACAGCTCACTTGATGAGAAAGTCTTTGTCAAGGATTCAAAAGGCAACATCAACGAAGCGGCCACGCTTATCAAGCTAAGCCACATGAGTGGCGGACTAACTCGGCGCTAATAATTATTTGACCTTAACCAAAACACATTACAAACCATGAGCGCAACAAAAGAAACACTCGAACTCCTCAAGGTCGCACAAGCAACCGGAGATCAGGCATTAGCAAAGTATTTCACTCAGACATCAACAGCAACGCAGGGCTTTCAGGCTTATAACCTTGAAGCGCCATCGAAAAAGCTGTTCCCGATACTAACCCCTTTGCGTAATTCAATCCCTCGCGTTAACGGTGGGTTTGCCGTACAGGCGAACTGGAAGGCTATTACCAATATCAACTCCGGCAACGTTCGCGCAGGCGTGGCTGAAGGCAAAAGAGGTGGCGCGATCAATCAAACGCTTGTAGAGCGTAACGCTGCATTCAAAAGCTTTGGTCTTGAGAACTATACTACGTTTGAAGCAGAGAACGCAGCGAAATCTTTTGAAGACGTGAAAGCGCTTGCTGTACAATCAACACTCACTGGACTAATGATTCAGGAAGAGCGGGTACTGCTGGGCGGAAACAATTCCGTTGCCCTCGGAACGACTCCAACACCGTCACTTGCGGCAGTATCTGGAGGCGCTCTTACCGATGCGTCTACTTACCGCGTTATCTGTGTGGCGCTTGGATTACAGGCTTATCTGGATGCAATCGGCGTCAATAACGGAAGTACAGGGCAGGTATTCAGTGCGGCAACCGCAACTGTTCCAGGATCGATAACAAGAACTAATATCGATGCGACTACCGACACTTTCGGCGGTGGTTCTGCTCAACAGTCTGCCGTAGCTACTCAGGCGACCTCAAGCCCAAACCTGAAGATCACAGCGACCGTTGCGGCTGTTTCTGGCGCAGTTGGGTACGCATGGTATATCGGTATCGGTGCCGGAAATGAAAAGCTTAACCAGGTCACAACGATCAACAGCGCTGTATTTACGGCAAACAGTGATTCTGGCGCACAGGCAGCTTCTACTCTTGCTGCATCTGACAACTCAACCTCCACTCTCGATTATGACGGCTTGATTTATCAGGCAGTAAAATCAGGCTCAAACGCTTATGTCGCTTCGCTTGCGACCGGAACGGCTGGAACAGGTTCTACACTCACATCAAACGGCGCAGGTGGCATCGTTGAGTTTGATACAGCGTTTCAGTATTTCTACGATATCTACCGCCTCAGCCCAACGGTGATTTATGTGTCGAGTCAGGAAAGCCGAAATATCAGCAAGAAAATTATTGCTAATGCTGGCGCTCCGCTTCTCCGACAGATCGAAGCTGGAGGTAACGCGAACCTTTCTTCTGGATGGAAAGTGTCATCCGTTCTCAATACGACAACTGGTGATG